TTGAATGGCATCTTGTTCTTCTTTTTTTATTACTACTTTTTTAACCTCTGGTTCTAATTCAATCAAAGGTTCTTTAGGATTAACATTTACTTTAGTTACGTTATCCTCTGTTTGGTTTAATTTTTTAGGTGTTTTCTTTTTTGTTTTCAATTTAAACTCACCTTCCTGTTTAACAGGTTCATTTGTTTTTACTTCTGACATAATATAATATAATTAAATAATTAAATAACGTTTTACATAAACGCGTTCATACCAGCGTCTGGCTGATTTTCAAAGTCTATTGGTAAGCCATCATTATTTCTTTGGCTTATCATTTCACTTTGTTGCGTACCTTCCATTTTTATACGCTTGTCTTTTCTATCTTCTTTTTGTTGTTCTTTTTGAGATTGACCTTGAACTTCAAGTTGTTTTAATTGCATATCGAACTGATGCTGCATTTGCATTTTTTGTTGATCAAGCTGCGCTTGAATCTGCATTTTTTGAATCTCCATTTGAGTTCTAGACTGTTCGTATTGAACTTTAGAACCGCTAATAGCCTCTTGCTTTTGAACTTCGTTCATTGCAATTTTCTCATTAGCATCTGCTTGAGACTCGGCTTGAGCTCTAATATTAGCTTGATTATTCTCTTGGTCTTTCTTAGCTTTAGCCTTACGCTTGACTTTTAAAAGTTGATTAGCTAATTTAAGATTTTTAATCTGTCTTAAATCTATGGCATCTTCGAGATCAATACCACCACTTTGTAGCGCTACTTGAATATTTTGTTCTAGTTGAGCTTTTTCTTCATCGTCAGGCTCTAACTCTAAGAAAATACCAAAGTCATGAAGATTTAAATTAACAACTTCTTTCAATGTGTTAACATTGTAATTACTAATAGAGTTAGTAAGCGACTCAGCTGTTAATGGAAACTCTAGTGCGTCTGCTATTTTAAGAGCTATATTTTCTGCTACTCTAAGAGTTAAATAAGATGATGATTGCTTAATATGCCTAGTAGCAACATTAGAGGCATTAGCAGCCATTTTTTGTAAACCTACTAAAGTGCTTTTGTCTGGCGTACTACCATCTCTAGCTTCATTAAGACCCGTTACGTCACGTATCATTTGCAAGTAATACTGATACGTATTTATAAGACTTTGTATTTTACCTTGACCAGAGCTAGAGTTTAATTCTTGAATTGGTACTTTACCTCTATTTAAGTCACCGTCTTGAGTTAAGCTTCTACCTACAATAGAACCAGTTTGAAAATACATATTCAATGCTTCAGCTGGGTTGTAGTTAGTGCCATTGCCAAGATCTACCTCAGCTAAGCCGTCCATATCTAAATAAACACCATCTGGTACTATTCTAGACATTACTTGCTGTAGCTTCAAATGTGTTATTTGAATCATATCAGCAAAGCCAATACACTTGCTAACCAAACTTTCTATTCTACCTTTGTACATTCTAGGCGCACATATAGAATAATTCATCTTAACCTTGGTAGTGTCAGCATAAGGTCTAGACATATTTTTAGCAAGCTCCCATTTAAGCATTGTATCTGTTCCTAATACTTTAGCTCCGCTGTATAGAACCTCTATTGATCTTGATACTCTTTCAAAGTTATCATTTTCAGGCGGGTTAAACGTATCTGGCTTCTCAATAGCTTTTAACAGACCTTGATCTGTTTTCTTAATTTTAAACACTTGATTATGATATGTCTTATAATCAAAGTATAAAACTTGAACAGTATTTTCGTCATATCCACCCCAACCAGTTACATACTGTCTATTACCTGGCATTTGCTGTATACGCTCTAACTCTCTTTCAGATATATTTGGAAACTCTTTTTTAAGCTCTGGTATTGTAATAGATTTTATCTCACCTACGTAATATATGTCTTCGAAGTTAGGATCTTCTGTATACGAATAAACCATATAAGCTGGATCCACGTAATCAATAGTAATACCGTTAGCCGTGTTGAAGTTTGTTTTAGCAGCTGCAATACCACAAACAGCTAAATCCATATTAAGTCTACGTTTTGTAAGCTCGTATTTATTTTGAGCCATAACAGAAGATATAGCCTCTTCTTCAGCTATTTCTATGCTTTGCTTATATGATAATTGCATATGAAGCTCTAGTTCTTCTTCGCTTTCCGGTAGTAAATCAGGGTTTGGTACTTGGTACAAGTCAATACCTAGATTTGTTTTTAAATTATCTAAGTATTGTTTAGCTAGCATGTCTTCATATATCTTAGAAGCATACTCAGTTCTTTTCTTTATAGACTCAGGATCTTGAGCATAAGCTTTAACGTCATAAGAATGTGCTGATATACCATTAACAACAATATCTACAAACTTAGATAAAATAGGTACAGGTTTCCAGTCTAAATTAAGATAAGACAAATCACCATTAATAGATAATTCGTCTTTATATTTCTGAACAGGCTGTTCTCCTCTAGCATATAATCTTAGCGTATTAAAATTATTCCAATTGGTTAAATAAGCGTTACCATTGGTTCTACCTGATTTGAACCACTCATACTCAATAGCCATAGCAACTTGACTGCCGTACTCTATGCTTGCTTTTTCAGCATCACTAACTACTTGACTTGGAAAAGCGCTATTTGAATTAGTATATATATTCATTTAACTTATTATTTTTGATGTAGTTCCCCTGTTGTCATATCTTTTGATACCTAAATCTACGGGTTTTAAAATTCTTTTATTTACTGGAGAATACCTATGCTTGTTACAGGCCATAAGTGCTAAGCCAGAGCTGATAGAAGCATCGTGCTTGGTTCTATTGTTTATGTTAAATTTAGCCCAGTCTTCTAATGTTCTTTGAAAATAAACATCACCATAACCAGATTCTTTTAATCCAACAAAATGCTCTATATAGCTTTCAATAGCTGAAGCATGAGCTTGTTTTATATCTTCACTAGAGTTTGGTATACCACCTAGTTCTTTTTCTGTAACCGACAACTTGCTGTAAGTTCTATCTGGTCTGTTCATTGCAAAACCTCTATAACCTCTACGTTTAAAATAATATAAAAGTCTTGGTTTATTATTCTCTACTAATATTGGCATACCATAGAATACGCAAGCCATGAGTACATCTTCAAAAAATATTTCAGCCGTTTGAGGTCTAGCTATATATTCTAAAAAGAAATGATTAGCTGGCGCGTCTTCCATTGAAAACTTAGTTAAGCCGTGCAAAGATCCTTTAGAGCCTCTTTTATCTACAGTACCTGATATGTCATAAGGGTCACAACCAAAAGCGCCTATGTGTTCGTTGCTCGGGTAATTGATACCATTTTTTTGATATCTTTTGTTTTGTAAATGAACTGCAGGTACCCAAGTTACTAAAAATCTACCACTGTTATTTGGTACAAATATAACTCTTGTATCTTGCTCACCGTTTTCCCATTGAAAACTACCTTTTGTTACACTTATAGAATTTTTAAGATCTTCATTAAAATCTATCTGCTCGTATATCTTAGTTAGATTAAATAAAGACTCTTTTGATTCATCTCTAAAAGCATGCTTAGTAGTGCGTGGAAACTGTCTATAAAATTCATTTAAAGCATCTTGATCTTGCTTCAATCCTTCAACTTCATTGTCCCAATACTCTATTACACCTAAATCTATTTCCTCACCTTGAGGCCCTTGTACTGTTTTTTTAGGTGTTTCGAAGACAGGTAATCCATAAGAATCAATGTATCCTTCGTAATTCCACTCCATAGGTATAAACAAGCTATATAATCCAGAGCGAGTTTGTCCATTCGCATTTCTTTGAGTGACGTCCGAGTCATTGTATAATTTTTTAAAGTTATCACCACCTTTGTCTAATGAGTTACTAGTTGAACCCATCATACACTTACCAATAATTCTAGAACCTAATCTAAGGCACGTTTTTGTAACACGCCAGTTATTTAATATATTATTAGGTCTTTCCCACTTACCACTTTCATCGTGGACTAGTAGTCTTAGTTTCTCACCGTCGTAGGAGTTGTCTCCTGTATTTTTCCAGTCGATCGTGGTGTCGAGACCATCAAGCTCTCTAAGCGATTCGTTTGTCTCAAGCTTCTTACGGGTGTATTTCGTCGCGGGGACACGATATGCGAGCTCTGTCTTTGGCCTGTCCATACCGTCCTGTATTGGTTTGAAAAAGAAGGGGTAGTTGACCGATATTGGGACGACCTTATCTGTAAACATCTTTTTTGCATC